ATCTACTTCTACAATAACTAAAGATGGTTGACGTTGACGTCTGATTGAACCGCCAATGCTTTCAGCAACACCTGACTCGTTCTTAGCTTTACCTGTAACGATTGAGCCACTACCAACTAACGTGCTTGATGTTTCGTGTGTTACTTTCTCAGTTCTAGTAGCTTCGCCTGTAATAACAGAACCACTACCTACTAAGTCACCTGTTGTTTCATGGTCTACTACTGCACCTTCACGGTTTGCTTCACCTGTGATAGTAGCTGTTTGACCTGCTAGTACACCTGATGTTAAGTGCTGTCTAGTTCTATTAGCTGAACCATTAATTGTAGATGCGTCACCAACTAATACACCAGTTGCTACATGAGGTATCACTAATACTTCATGGTCTGCATCGCCAGCAAGTAAAGAACCTTGACCAACCAATGCACCTGATGATGTTCTTATCTGTGCAGTATCAGCACTACCTGTAACAATAGAGCCTTGACCAGTTAAAGCGCCCTCTGTTGTATGAGGGATGATAGCTGCTTCACGGTCAGCATCACCTGTAATAACAGAGCCTTGACCTGCAAGAACACCTGTAGTTGTATGTAATGCGTTACTTTGTGCTGAGCCTACAACAGAACCTAGTTGACCTGTTAGTGTTCCTGTTGTTTCATGGTCTACAGCTACAAAAGGTCTTAATACAAATGTGGCAGCACACCAAGATGATGATGTACTTGTAGCGCCACCAGTTGCAGCGTTAGGGTTAAATGCACCTGATGTCCAAGCATTATAATAAGCTAAGAATGTACCAAGTTGGCTAGTAGAACCGCCAGTAGATAGTACACTTAATCCAGCAGTCATGTTGGATGGTATGACAAATGCTGAAGTTCCTGTAACACCTTGAGTTCCAGAACCAGCAGCGAATACTACACATCCTGCTGTGGTAGGTGTAATTGCAGGAGCATCAGGTCTTGAACCATTCGTTCCTACAGCTGTTGTTGCTGTTACATCTAATGGAGTAACTGAATCTACACCACGCCATACTTGAACAATTGTAACGCCACCATACGTAGTATTATTTGCTCTAGTAACTGTTAGTTGAGTATCAACAGTTGAACCTTGAATGTCATAAAATGACCTAAGGTCAGTATCCCATGTATCATTAGAATACAAGTTTGCATGAATGGCTGGATAAGAGCCATTATTGTTACCAGTAATGATTGGGGTTGAGCCAGCAGTTGCACCAAATCCTGACGCAACAATAACAATGTCACCAGCACTAGGGGATGATGCAATACCACCAGTTAAAGTTCCATTTAACGATATGGTATAACTTGCGCCTGTGCCTTGACCTGAGGTTTGTCCTACTAATTGTAAAGCCATTATTCAACTACCAAAAAGTCAGGATATTCAATAACAGAATCAGAATCAATTTGCAATTGGTCATCTACTGTAGATACAAAATTGAATACTACACCAGACAATTCTAGCTCTTGCCTCGTAGGATAGAACTCATCAAATCCTTTTAAATATTTATAAAGCATCCAATTCTCCAGCTAGATTACTGGCGAATTGCCAGACTATTCACATATTAAGCAGACAGCGCTGTATAAGTTAGACTTGAGCAAGATACTGTATCACCAGCTGCAACTGTTAAACCGTTCGTCATGTTAATGTCACTGCCTGATGCTGCTACTGCACAATGAATGACAACTGTACCACCTGATGTCTGTAGTGTGGCTGTAGCAACAGGAGAAGCATTACCTGTAGCATTAGTATCGGCAGTAATCGAGTTAGCTGTTGCCGTACCACTTGATGATGCTGCAAACGCTGTAGCTGATAATGATAATGTGGCAACTGCTGTGCCAGGTGAACCTACTGTACCTGACAAGCGGAATACTAATTTACCACTTGCACCAATTAAAGCTGTTACTGCGTCTGTTGCAGCGTTACGTGCTGCTGTCGAATGGGTTACTGCCATGATTATTCCTCTTTGGTTTCAAGTTCAGATTCAATGTGACCGACTAACTCATATACATCTACTAGGCCAGTTTCTGCACGTTTAACTTCTATCGTAAAGCGTAGTTCTGCTGGTTCTGTATTTAGTTCAGCCATTATTCAACTCCCAATGCTCTGCCGTTTTTATCACGGACAATCTTTTTAGGTTTAGTCAGAGTTCTTACTAACTCATCATTAGCGTTCTTTTGCTCCTCTAATAATGTAGTCAACGCAGATAAGATTTGTGTGTTATCAGGCGCTGTTACTGTTACAGGTGATTTAGCTTCGTAAGATGCTGCTGCTTTGATTTGTTCTTTCTGCAACTGTACTTGTGCATCAAGTTCTGCTTTGTAACGTTCAAGTTCCATTTGAGCTTCAATCTTAGCTTGCTCAATCTGTACGTCATTGATACTACGCAACTGTTCTTGTTGTAGTTTCTGTGCAGCCTTCTCACGTTCTAGTTCTGTTTCAGCTTGGAACTTCTGAGCGTCAGCAGCTAACTTCATTTGCTCAATCTCTTTCTGACCTTGTACTGCAATCTCAGTATCAGAAGGTTGAGGTGGTTGAGGTGGTTGTTGATTTTCAGCTGGGTTAGTCCAGAACTCTTCAGGGTCTTTAAAGCCAGCGTTCTGTGTCATCTTAGCTAAAGCATTGTAAATCTTTTCAGGTGATGTAATACCTGCTGCTAACGCTTCTTTCTGCATACCTAAGATTGTAGATAAGTGCATTAACTGTTGGTCTTTATTACCTGCGCCTAAGCCTACAGAGATAGTTAAATCATTACGATTCTTCCATTCTCTAGGGTCTACATCAACCCACTTGTTACGCAAGCGTACAATGTCAGGTTTAGTGTATGACGTACGGATTAAGCGATGTACTAATCTAAATAAGTCTTTAACGCCTGTTTCAGCAAACGTACGAGCGACTAACTCAATACGTTGTTGTGAAGCAGACATGATTTGTGCAATGCCTGAAGCTGTCTTATTAAGACTGTTAGCATCTAAGCCTTGGTTGTAAGCTGTAACGCCTGTACGTTGCTCTTTCATCTTGTCCATGTATTCAACCATACCAAAGCTAGAAGCTGGTAGTGGTGGGTGACTTAATGGCATGATTGCTGAACCTGGCTCACCTTCAACACGAACGATACCACCTGGGCGTGATGTCAACATATCATCTAGGTTTACACGACTAGAGATAGCATAGCGACCATTGTTAGCTAAGTACATATTGTCTAGCTGACCACGCAACAGCGTTGACTTAATCAACTGAATGTCCATAGTCAAGTCAGCATAAGAACGACCAATGTGGCGATGTGGCATAATCATTGGTGTAATGCAAGCAAAAGGAATGACGTCTGCTTTCTCTTTATGTACGATTGTGTTACCAATCACTACATAGCGCATTAACTCATCATCAATACGGATATAAGTATCACGCACTAAGATGTTAGAGCCTTCTACTACACGGTCATATTCTTCGTTGTAGATGTCACGAGCAATAGCTTCTAACTGATAGGCTTCGTTTGTTTCAGCAAAGATGCCATCAATCTTCTTCATGCTTAGACCGAATTGTTCAGCAGCCTCAGCACGAGTCATAATCTCACGATGTTGTACAAAGCGTGCATCAAACAAAGATGGGCTAGAAGTATCAACTGAAATCATCATGTTCTCAGGTGCTACGTTCTTAATGCAAATCTTGTCTGTTGTTTCTGTTACACGAATCTTAACGTCATGCAACATAGGCATAGGAGGTACAGGCATACCTGCTTCTTGCATCATCATAGCTTGAGCGTTTAACTCAGAAGGGAATGATGGGTCAGGATAAGCTGTGTGTTCTAAAACTTCAATGTTATCTTGACTAGCTAACTGTTGTAGTTGACCGTCAGTTAAGCCACTGTATGATTCTTCTTCTACGTCTTTCTCTTGCTCGTAATATGCTTTTACGTAACCATTCTTAGATAACAAAGCATCCTTGAACCATACGTAGAACGTCATGTAGCCTTCGTTTTTTTCCATGACCACGTGATTGATGTAATCAGTTTCTTGGTCAGCAGCTTCCATATCCTCTTTGCTCTTAGGATTGAACTGTACAACCTTGTCACCTGATACAAACACTTTGAGTAATTGTGGTAAAGCAGCCTCAATCGTATCTTGCACATCCATAGAGATGACTTGTGAACGACCTTCTACTTCATTACCTAAAGACTCACCTAAGTAATAGTCAATGGCGTTAGCTCGGTCATCAGACAAAGCAGAGTCATTGATGCCATAAGCAATCTGTTCTTCCTGCTCTATGCGATAGATAATTTCTGAGTCGCTTAACTTCATCTGAATCCCTTTTAAACAATTCCACGTGAGTTGTATTTAATAGTGTCGCCACCCCATGTTTCATTCTTCATAGCATCAATAGATGTAGCCATGTATCTGAAAGCATCTGCACCATGAGAGTATTCATCATGCAATGGCGCGCCTGGTTCTTGTGTGTTTGAGTTGATAGAACGTCTATAGTGTTTAAGACAGTCTACTAACCTTGTTGCTGCTTTATCAAAGTAACAGCGATGGAAGTTCATACGTGCTAGTTTAATGCCTGACTCAATGTCATTCATAGGCACAATACGTACATCCCAACCTTGCTTACGCATAATATCTTCTGCGCTGATACCGTACTTGAAGTCTTTAGTTCTACCGTCATGTGGTAAGAACATCTGACCCCAGTTATAGTTTAGCGACTTAAGTTCGCTTGAATACGAGTCAAGCGTTCTATGGTCATCTTCAATGTAGCCAATAATACGGACGTCACTAACGCCACGCTGGCATAAGATAACAGACATAGAATCATTCCAACCCAAGTCCATAACAACATGAACTTTAAGCATAGGGTCGTAAGGTACTGTCGTGATACGACCATTCTCTTGAGCCTCTCTAATCTCGTTGGCATAGATAGCACCGTCTACAGCAGCTTTACATTCACCTTCCCAAATATTCTTGTAGTCAGGATTGTGAGCTTCGCTGTGCTTACGTTCTTCTTCTAGCACATCAGGAAACCAAGGATTGTCGTTATAGTTAATCTTTACCACCATAGCATTGTCAGGTGGGTTCACTACAAAGCGTTGGTATGTGTCGTCAGTATCTACATCAGGGTTAAAGCTAACCCATATCTCTGAGCCTTCTTTACGGATGGTAGGAATAAGAATATCCCATGAGCGTTTAGATACACTCTGTCCTTCTTCTACCCAAACGATTGATACACCCTCGAAAGATTTAATAGACTCTACTGTGTTAGTCGCTAGACCAGCAAAGCTAATCTGCGTTCCGTTCTGTCCACGTATCTCAGCCTCTAATATCTCATAGAATGAACCTAAGCCTAATGCTTGTATTTGGTCAGACAATAGCTGATGTACTGATTGCTTAATAGACTTTTGAACTTCACGAGCGCATAAGATACGTAAAGGCTTATTAGCACCTAATGTAATTAATGCTCTAGCAAAGCCCCATGACTTACCTGAGCCTCGACCACCATACGCTACCTTGTAACGATGTGGTTGAAATAAGAACTCAAGTTTCTTTGGAAACTGTATTGTCGGTTGTGTGTGCGTCAACGAATTCAATTGGAAGCCCTAATCGTAATGGAGAACCTTCTGGTCCACTTATCTCAGTAGTAGCTACGGACTTGCCG